ATCCCATCGCTGCCGGTCGCTCCCTTCAGCGATGGGATGAACGACCGCGCATCGGCGCCTAGGTCGGTGGTGGGCAGCAGGTCAACATTGGTTTCCACAGACCAGTTCTGCACCTTCGCGACAGGCTTGCCGCTGAAGATCAGCCCCCCGGTTCGGCCTGTGTAGAAACCCATCAGCTGGCGCCCTCCTGCATCTCAGGCTACTCACCGCACGCTGAACAGCGCATCGGTGAAGTCTGCCACCCGGCTGAGCAGCTCACCGCCCACTGTCTCGCAGGGGTGCTCCAGCGCCTTGACCGTCACCTCACCTTCCTCGCTCATCGTCACCTCAGTCACCCGGAACACCCGTTTGCGATCAGCCGCGGCGCCCAACACGAACATGGCGCCCACGTCATCGCTCAGGGCGCTGGCCTTGCCGTCCGTCACCGTCACACTGGCCAGTGAGCGGACGTTGCCGCCGCTGCGATACACCAGCGCGGCGTAGGTGCCATCGCGCAGCTGATCACTCAGCGGGGCATTGAGCACGCCGCCAGGCATCACCACGCCAGCTGTCATCCGGTCCCAGGTGTTCAGGCCCACGTCCACGTAGATGTAGGCGCCCGGGCTCACCGGTGTGTCGGTGGGGACGGTTTGGAACTCGATGCCGCGCCGCACCCATCGCCGCTGATTGCACAGCAGCTTGCCGTAGAGGATCGCCTGCTCGCGCTGGGTGACGAACTGCGAAAGGTCGAACGTCTGGCGGATCGCTGCATCCTCGACGGCATCGCGCAGCTGCACATCCACGCTGGCATTGCGCGGGAACACGTCATCTTCCTCTGTCTCCCGGTAGATCACCGAAGCGATCAGGTCCTGAACACTGGCGCCGTAGTCGAGGAACTCTTCGCGGTAGGTGCCCTCCAGGATGTTGCCGGTGGTGAACAGCGCCGAGATGCCCACGCGGCGATTGGCGCGCCCGCTGCTGTTGACCGGCACTGCCGGCACCAAGGTCTCCTTCCCGCCGATCTTGCCGAACTCCAGCAGCGAGTAAGGCGCCGCCTCGGCCCAGAACTGCCGCCAGGATCCGACCTCAGCAATCAGCGGGTCCATGAACAGCTGGCACCCGAGACCGCTGTTCTGGCAGAACCGCTTGCTCAGGGCCAGGCTGCCCCAGTCCACGCCGGATGGCTTGGCATACCGGCCGATGCCGTTTTCTTCGTCCAGCACGGTATCCGCGAAAATGTCCGGCGCCCAGCTGGTGCTGTCTGCACTCTTGCTGTAGGTGCCATCGTCGTTCACCACCCAGGAATCCTTGCCCTCGGTGACGAACGCCGAGATGCTGCGCAGATCCTGCACGCCCCGGCCGCTGAACACCCCGAAAGCCAGCGTGCTCATCCGGCTGTACTTGCCCTCGGTCGATCCCAGCTGCTGCTCTGTGACGGCTGTGATCTGGAACTCTGGGCCCGCCTCGAAGCTGAACTGGATGTCGGTGTCGCTGCGGACGCTGAACAGATCCCACTCATTGGTGAGCACCGGCCCGCGATCCTTCAACGCCGAGCCGATGTCCTTCAGGTTGCCCACCCACCGAAACTGATTGCCACCGTGCGCAAAGCTCTCGCCCTTGCCGCTGTTCTCGATCAGGGCCACTTGCTGCTGACCGTTCTGCGCCCGCTCTGCCGCCAGATCGCTGATCGGCTGAAACTCGAACTCCCACTTTTGACCGCTGCTGCCGGCGCGGAAATCCAGGCTGATGAAGTGATCCAGATCGGCGGATCTGCGGCAGGCGATGATCAGCGGCAGCAGGTCCTGGGTGGCCCGGCTGAGCGGTCGATACAACACCCGGAAGAACGACATTCGGGCCTTGATGCCGTTGTCGCTGGCCTTGTAACCCTCGGGCTCGCTGTCGCCGTACTTTTTTTGCCGGCCCTGGATGCGGCGGAACAGCTTGACCCGCATTGAGAACGACACCAGATCACAGGCCGTCACGGTCTGGTATGCGGCGCTGTCGGCCTTCACCAGCGCTTTGGTGTAGAAGTTGTCATCCTTGCTGCCATCGCCCGGCGCCTCGCGGTCGTCATAGGCCGTTGACGGTGTACGGCCGGCGGCGACGCAACGGAACGTGGCCCGCACCTCGTTGTCATCAAGGTTGGTGTTGTCGGTGATGCTGAGCAGGGCGAATCGGGCTGTGCCCAGCTGATAGGTGCTGCCCCGGTCCAAGCTGCTCACCAGCTGGTAACGCTGCTCCTGCGCGGCCTCTTCGGCGATGCTGGTTTTCCTGTCTTGGGTCTTGGCGAACACCAGCGTGATTTCCGAGCCGACCGTGTAGACGCCCGTGCCGCCCGTGCCCCAGCCGTTGGCGGTGAGGGTGATGCCGTTGCCGGCGGTCACGATTTCGCCCTTGCTGTCGCGCTCCTGCAGCTGGACGTTGATCGGGATCGGATTAAATACCCCGCAGCTGGTCAGGCTGGAGGGGCTGAATGCCTGGCTGTAGCCGCTGCGGCGGGTGGCACCATCGATGATCCGGCACACGTCATCGCCCGGCGCGGCGCCCTCGCGGGAGGGGTCGCTGTCATCGCCGATCTGCCGCTGATTGAATCTGGCGTTGCCGTTTGAGTTGTAGTAGAGCCAGGTTTTCGATGCGGCGAACTCCCTCAGCGGAAGCTGGCCAAAGGCCACCCGGTCCCAGTCGATCCGCTGAATCCTGGCGGCGCCGGCCACTAGCAGCAGCTGCATGAACTGCGAGCTGCCGTAGCTGCGGACGCTGCTCCACACCAGCGACGTGGCGACGCGCACGCCGCCGCGTGGGTTCTGCGCGGTGTTGGTGTAAATCAGGTTCAGCGGCTCGCCGTACTGGGCCAGCTCCTGGGAGGAGTTGAACCCGAAGCGTGGGGCGAAGCGCTGCTCGCGGGTCTGCCGCGGGCTGCGGCCGGCGCTCGGCACCGATGGCCGCAGCAGCAGGGCGCTGGCCACCTGGAACAGGATGCCCACCACCGTGAGCACGATGGATGCGGTGAGGGGGTTGCAGCGGATCTCCGCCTGCTGATCTTCGATGCTGGGGCTGTAATCCTTCTGCTGGGCCGCGATGAAGTCCAGGTAGTCCTCACGGCTGACGCCCAGCTGCTCAATCAGCTGGTACTCATAGGGCAGCAGGCGTCTCATCGCAGCCGATAACACTGGCCGGCGCCCTGCGGCAACGGCGTCATTACCACAGTCTGTCCAGGGGCGATGAACACCACCCCGCCATCCACCGCCACGCCCAGCGCCGCTGCAGCGCCGGCCAGCAGGATCGGGTCGCCCGGCAGGGCCGCGGCCACGGGATCGGCCATCATGCCCAGCAGGCGCCGCAGGTGGAGCAGCCCGAACGTCTCAGCCGTGTGCTCGCGGTAGACCCACTCGAACTGCGCCGCGTGATCCGGCAGGCCCAGCCGCCGCCGTACCGCGCAGACCAGCTGGAAGCAGTCCGTGCAGCCGCTGCCATCACCAGGCCGGCAGCCCCACCGATACGACAGGCCGATCAGATCGTTCATCTCAGGTAGAGCTCCGCATTGAGCGGCAGGATGCCCACGTTGTCGCTGGTCAGCGTGCGCGCCGGGAAGTTGGTGCCGACCGAATCCATCGCCGATCGAAACCGCAGCTCCACGGTGTCATCGTTGAACCCGGCGCCCGAGCCCACGTAATAGTCCTCGTACTGATTGGCGATGGCGCCGGTGGCGTTGAGCCAGAGGGTGGTCAGGGTCAGCTCGCTTAGGCGGTTGCCGTCGCCTTCCTCCACCAGCCGCAGCACTACCTCCAGGTTGGGGAACAGCACCTGCACGGTCTCATTGTCGCCGCCCAGGCTGGCCATCGCGCCGCTCACCTGGAACGGAGCGAAGTCGTACTTGTCGCCTAGGTAGGTGTACTCCTGGCCGATGAAGTAGTTCTGGTAGCGATGCCGCGTGCCGCCGCTGGTGCGCAGGTTGAACAGCTGAGCGATGCGGATCGTGCTCATACGTTCAGCTCCGCCACCAGCTCCACGGTAATGCTGCTGATCTCATTGCCGGCCCACTGAATCGATGGCGGGCCCGCGTACTCCCACAAGCAACCGTCAGGGGAGCGCAGCATCGAGCGCAGGCCAGGGCGCTGCGGGCTGCTGCTCTGGCCAGCAGTGGTGACGCCAGCAAACGTCTCAGGCGGCAGCTCGAAGCGATCGTCTTCATCGATGTTTTCGTAGTGCCGCACCACCTGCAGGATGTCCCGATCGCGGCGGTTGGCGAAGGTGAGGCGCAGCTGATAGCCGAACTTTTTGTTTCCGTATCGGCGCTTGACCGTCGTGCCCGCCATGGTGCGGAACGCCTTGACCGGGTAGGCGCCGAGCGTCATCTGCCGCTCGTTCGGTTTCAGGTCGGGGAAGGTCGCGGCCATCAGCGGATGCCCACCTTGCTGCGGGTTGCTGGGCTCTGCTGCAGTCTGTCCAGCGTCATGCTCATCCCGCGCCTGGCGCCATCGTTGGCGGCACGCTTGCGGGTTTCGGCCATCGCCGCCTCCAGCTGATCGCGGGAGACGTACTCCACCCCGTTGATCGTGGTGGTCTCGAAGCTCATGGCCAACACCGGTGAGGGGTTGCTGCCGGCGGGCGATGCACCCATCAGCTCGCGCATCCGATCGCCACGGGCACCGTCCGGGGCCTGCAGCGCCACGGGGATGCGGCGGCCATCAGGCAGCGGCACATAGGCCTCATTCATCGAGCCCTCGCCGAACAGGGCCACCTGAGGGGTGCTGGCGACGCCACCGCGGCTGTAGGCCTTCAGCGGCAGTGGGCCGGAAGGGGACATGATGCCGCCGTTGGCGAAGCCGGTAGTGGGGAAGCTGAGGGCGGGGCTGATCCCGCCAGCGCCGAATGGGCCGGTTGAGGATCCAGAGAACCCGCCACCCGCAGAGCTGCCGATCCCGGCGAACATCCGGGCGATGCCGATGGCGATGTACTGGGCAATCATCTTTTTCGCGGTGTCGATCAGCGCGCTGGCGATGCCCTGCAGGAAGTCGGCGAACACTTCTTTGGCGGACTTGGTGCCGGCGATCATCTCCGCCACGCCGCTGGTCACAAGCGACGCGGCAGCATCAGCCGCCTGGCCAATGGCGGGGTACTTCTGCAGGATCTCGTCAAGCTCGCGCTTCTGCTGCTCCAGCACGTTGAACACCGCCGGCTCGGATGCCTGGCGGGTCAGGTCTTGCATCATGCGCTGACGCTCCGCCAGGATCTCATTCAGATCCTGTTCAGCCCTGAGCCGAGCCAGCGCCAGCTGTTGCTCCTTTTCGCGCTCCAGCCCTTCACGGATGGCGGCGGTTTCAGCCACGCCGCCGAGCCGGGCGATTTCCTCTTCAATCGCCTTCAGGCTCTGCAGTTTCTCTAGGTGCTGCTGAGTGATGTTGTCAATCTCGATTTCAAGCTCCAACCGGCGGCGCTGCTCATCGGTTGTGGCACCTAGCAGACTCCTTTCATTGTGAAGCTGCACAGCGGTCTTGGCTCGTTCTTCGTTGAACTCTTCGAGCTGTTT